CAAGGAATATTTGCGCGCCGTTGTCGACCATCGTGACGCGGCCCTGGCTCGATTCTAGGCTCCAACGCAGCGTTCGGTTGAAGCTGGCGTCGAATTCATACACCCCATTCTCGAACACGCCAAACAGACGCCCGGATGCCGAAGCGTAGAGGCAGCGATTCCCGCCGATCCCCGTGGATGGCGAGACGATCCGCATGCCTGGGGTGTCGATCAGCGCGGACGGTACGCGAGCCCCTTCTGATTCCATGTATTCCGGGTATTTGTTGAGCGTCCTTTCGGCGTCCACGCTGGTCGAGCGGTGCGAATACGACCCGCCGACAAATGCGGCGGCGCGCACCGGCCCAATTTGCCCGACCTTCGCACTCATGCTCGCGCCCAATACCCGGTCTGCGGGTTCCACGCCTGGCCGGAGCGCCCCAGGATGTCGCCGCAAACCAACTGCGTGTCGACCGTGTTGTTCGCCTTGACGCGCGCGAGGCTGCTGATCTGCATTTCCTGCGCGGCCTGCGAGAGAGGCTTGTTCATGCCGGTGGCGATGCGGTGCGCCAGGTTGTAGACGATCGCCTCCTGATAGCCGGGAGGAAGGTCGACAATCTCTGTCATGTTCGTAAGCTGCGCGAAATGCACGCGGCTCGTCAGGCGGACCGGGTTGTCGGTCGATGGGGTCGGGTAGAACGAAACCGACGCATTCGGGTAACTGTACTGCACACCCATTGCGTACTGCACGGAATTCGTCAACCCTTTGACGCGGATGGAATTGTACTCGACGTTCGAGATGATGTCCATCGGGTATTCGATGGAGGCGGAAATGCGGACCTGAGCGGCCACGATCTCCACGGGGCGAGGCATCACCCACGCTCCAGTTGGGCCGACCGTGTAGGTGGCCTGCCCTGGCGTCAGGGTGAAAACGTCGTTGCGCTCGGCGTAGATGGCGAGAGAATCGGCGGTCCAGGAGTCAAGCATGGAATTGAGCTGGAACAAAGCATCCTTCGCAGTGTTCGCGTCAGGGTCTTCCCCGGCAAACAGCACGTTGGTCGTGTTCAGCGCTGCCCGGATCAACTCAAGGACCGTCGTATTCATCAGAGCCCCTTTTCAGCCGCCAGCTCGCGCAGCTTCTCGACGCCGGAATTCCCGCCAAACGGGACGCCAGCGGCCTTCAGCTTCTTCTTGAGTGCCTCGCGTTCGTCTTCGTCTCCGGCGCCTTCTGCAGGCTCGCCCCAGACATCGCGGAAGCCCTTCTCGCGTGCAATCTTCTCTTCGTCGCCGTCACCAACAAGGATCGAATCCGCAGCGGTCGCGAGGTACAAGAACTTTGGGTATTCGTTTTCCATGGTCCCTCCAGAAAAGAGAAAGGGGGAGTTCTGTCCCTCCCCCTCGGTTTCTTAGTACGCCAGCCTGCAAGCCCATTCGGGCCGCAGGCAAGCCCAACCCCAGAGCCCGTCGATGCGAAGACGGATCTGGTCGTTGTCGCCGGAGTAGTACGCAATCACGCGGAACGAGTAGTCGTCCACGGTCATGCGGCTGGCGGCAATCACGCCATCGGTCGGCATCTCCATTTCGGCCATCACGAAGGTCAGCGCGTCGCCGTGGAAGGCAAGCGACTGCTCGGAGGACGAGTTGGCGGCGCCAGACAGGACGGTGATTGCGGCATTGTTCGCGGCCTGGCTGTCGACGGTGGCGTATGCTCCGCCGTAGACGATCGCGGGGGCGATCGAGAGAGTGGACAGGCCGGAGCCGTCGGTGTTCGCGTCGGCGGTGATGGTGAACCGCTTCAGGTACGGGAGCTTGGTCTTGGTCAGCGGGTTCACGTCGTACACATTCGCGATCGTGATGACATCGCCGGCCTTGAAGAAGCCGGTGATGCTGTTCGCGCCGCCCTTGATGTTCAGCGTTCCGGCCTGGTAGGTCGCGCCGGTGTTCGCGCCCTGGGCCAGGTTGACCTGCAGCGTGCCGCTGTAGTTGCCTGCCGTGTGCGTGTTCACCGACTGCGAGGCCGCGATGTCGTCGTAGCCCAGCACGCCCGAGGCGAAGGCGCCCTTCTTGTACTGGTCGCCGATGTCCTTCTGGCTGTTGAGCAAGCCTTTGAGCGCATCGATGTACGAAACCTGGACCTGGGTGGAGGTGATCAGGTGGCGGTCGTCGATGGGCGCGGCCTGGTTGGTGATGTAGGCGTTGGCCTGCATGATGTGCTGGGCGCCGTTGGAGCTCGTCGGCTGGGTGCCGGGAGTGCCCACGATGTTCGCGATCTGCTTGTAGAGCGCGTATCCCTCCAAGTCAGCCTGGGCGGCCAGGTGCTGCGCGGCGGGGGCTGTGTAGCGCGCGGTGAACTCCTCGACGCTCATGGTGAGGTCGGCGTAGGAGATCAGGTAATCGACGCCCTTCTGCTGGCCGACGTTGATGGTGGTCACGGGATCGGCGAGGTCGTTCGCGGCGAATACCGCACCGGTGCGGACCTGGAACTTGTTCGGCTGGCGAACCCGCAGGCTGTAGCCGATCTTTCCGGGGGTCCGGGCGAAATCCTTGTCGAACTGGCGATTGACGCGAGAGCCCAGGATCAAGTTGTTCTTGAAGAGGCGAAGGGTTTCCTTCGACGCCTTGTCGATGACAGCAAAGCTGTTGCTCATGATCTACTCCTTACCGCCTCGGCGCTCCGAAACGGTTCTTTTTGTTTTGCTCCGCTTCCCATTGACGGTATTCGTCAGCCGGACTCGTGACCGCTTTTGCGGCTGCGGGAATCGGCTTGATGGGGGCGGGAGCGCTGGTTTTTGTGGTGGGTGCAACGCTTGAGATTCTGGATTCAAGCCGGACGATTTCGCGCTCTTGCGCTTTGGGCGAAAGCTGGTAGATCCGCAAGGCTTCGGCGGGGTGCTTCGCCAGGTAGTACGCGATCTCTGGCCCGTTCTCGTTCTCCATGATGGCTTGATCCATCGCCGGAGTGGTCGGGGCTTTCGATGCGCTTACCACGGCGTGCCAGTCAGGGATCGTCTCGGAGACATCCGCAACCGCTGCAGCCCATGCATCCGCGACGGTCTGCTGGTGCTGCGTCCCCGCGCTTCTCACGCCTTCGATCGCCTGCTCTGCTTGCACCTCGAGGACGTTGAGCCGCACGCGCTGCCGATCGACGGCGGCGGCGAAACTCTCGTCATCCCGAAACGCTTCGCGCTGCAGGGGCTTCGACTGCACTTCTTGCAGGAGCGCGTTGTACTGGCGCGTTACCGCGTCGGCGCGTTCGCGCTCCTCGTGCATCCTTCGCGTGACCTTGTTGATCCGCTCTTCGAAAGAGCGCCTCTTGGCTTTCGCTTCCTCGTTGTCGGGCTTCGGCGCATCCGTCTCTTCCGGCGCTTTCGCTTCCGGCGCAACGTCTGCAGCTTGGCTTTCGACAACTTCCGCCGATGCCGCTTCCGGATCGACGATTTCCATCTGGTCCTGATCCATTACTCATCCTCGCTTTGAGGTGCGATTTCCTGCCCACCATCTGTTCCAGCCTGCGGAGATAGGGCGCTCTCTGCTGCCGATTGTGCCGCATGCCGGGCGTTGGCGCCCCGCTCTGCGATAGTCTTTTCTTCGATCTTCTGCCCCGCATTGATGAGCGCGACGCGGATCTTGGTTTCATTGTCCTGGTCGACCTTGTACTTCTCCAGCGCGAGCTTGTTCGACTCGACGGCGGAATCCTGCTTGAGCTGTTGGTTCTCCTGCTCGAGATCCTGGATATGCTGCTGCAGCTCGGGAGGGATCGGCGGCGGGCCCTGCTCCTGCTTCTGCGCTCCGCCGTCCTGATCGGCGTCCTTGCCGAGGATCTGCGGTGGGATGGTCTTGCGGAGGCGTGCAGCCAGCTTGTCAGCATCCGGCCAATCTTGCGCCTGGACGATAAGGTCCGGCGCAACCTGCCCGATGAGCGGCACCGACCGCAGCGTCTCCGTCATGGCGACAGCGGCTTCTTGGCGGCGCGTCGAGTAGGCGGGGCCGGCGTCGATCACGATGTCGTATTTGCCGGCCGAAAGGTCGTAGAAGTACTTGCTCCCATCGCGGCCCTGGGCTTCACGCTGGATCCAGACGAGGTCGGGTTGACCGTCCGGCCCGAGGATGCGAGCCACGCGCGGTTCGTCGTACAGACGCGGGAACATGTCGAGCAGGATCATCCCGCATTGACGGATAGCCATATTCCGATTTGAAATGAAATCGGCGTTTGCCCGGTTGCCCTGCTGCTGGCGAGCCATGATCGCCCGTCCGCTCGTCTCGTTCGACTTTTGGCCGAGGTTGGCGTCCGTGATTCCAGTGGTCGCCTTGATCTCCTCATTGGAAAGCTGGATCTCTTCCGACAATGCAGGGTCAAGCCCGACGACCTGGGAACGTTGCGGGAGCGGCGCCAGGTTGCCAGCGATGGTAATCGGCTCGACTTCGAGGAAAGGCCAATTCTTCGTGTTGAGCGTCTGCCACTTCTTGTCTGTGAACTGCCCAGCGTACCCGATGAAAGGCGCCTTCGGAGCCAGCGCGAGGCGCTCCAACTGCTGCGAGCGGGCGTAGTTGTAGATCCGCTGCGCATCCTTGCTGTAGTGGATCGCCCCGCAGGTGAACCGCTTGCCATCCTCGAACCATTCGCGGCCAGGCATGCGAACGATGGGGACGTATCGCGAAGGGAACTCGACGGGGTCTTCGAGAACCTCACCCTGTCCGCCAATCTTGTACCACATCACACGACGGCGGCACGACA